CCAGCTATCTTAGAAGAAGACGGCGAGGAGAGACCATTGTGGCCTGAGTTCTGGCCATTAAAAGAGTTACAGTCTAGACGTGCGGCATTAGACATAAGGTATTGGAACGCACAGTATTTACAAAACCCCACATCAGAAGAAGGGGCACTTATTAAGAGAGAATGGTGGAATATGTGGGAAGGAGAGAACCCACCCAGCTGTGAATTTATTATTATGACGCTTGACGCTGCTCAAGAAGCCAACAACCGTGCTGACTACAATGCCTTGACCACATGGGGTGTCTTTATGAATGAAGAAACTAACAACTATAATATAATTTTACTAGATGCAATTAAAAGAAGACTAGAGTTCCCAGAACTCAAAGAGTTATGTCTTGAAGAGTATAAAGCATGGGAACCAGACTCATTTGTAGTAGAGAAAAAATCAAACGGAGCTGCACTTTACCAAGAGTTTAGACGTATGGGTATTCCTGTAGGAGAGTTTACACCAGGCAAAGGACAGGATAAAATTAGTAGAGTGAACGCTGTATCTGATTTATTTAATTCAGGCATAGTATGGGCACCAGACAGAAGATGGGCACATGAAGTGATTGAAGAATGTAATGACTTTCCATCAGGTGCGAATGATGACCTAGTAGATGCGACAACGCTTGCCTTAATGAGATTTAGGCAGGGCGGATTTATTAGGTTGCCTAGTGACGAAGAAGATGACATTCGAAGTTTAAGAAGGTACAATCAGAAACGTCTGTATGTTATTTAACAACGGAGATAATTATGTTATACCAATTTATAAGAGAGAAACTTAAGTGGTTAAGAAAAATTCACACTAAATACAATTTAATAATAAATGTAGCATTAGTAGTGCTAGTAATCATTTGTATACTATAGGAAAAAATTATGGCAGATGTTGATAAGGGTTTATACGAAGCTCCTAAAAGTATGGAAGAATTGGCTCAGAACGAGCCTGATTTAGAAATTGAAATTGTAGACCCTGATGAAGTCAACATTAGTGTTGATGGTATGGAAATTAATATTGACCCCGACCGTATGGAAGACGATGAATTTAATCTTAACCTTGCGGAAGAAATGGAAGATGATTTACTTGGGGAATTAGCAGACGATTTAATAGAGGATTACACAGGTGATGTAAACTCAAGAAAAGATTGGTTAGATACTTATGTTGATGGCTTAGACCTTTTAGGTTTAAAACTAGAAGACAGAAGTGAACCGTGGGAAGGAGCATGTAATGTCTATCACCCACTACTAACAGAAACTCTTGTCAAGTTCCAAGCAGAAACTATGACAGAAACATTCCCAGCTTCAGGTCCAGTAAAGACACAAATCATTGGTAAAGAAACTGAGGAGTGTAAAGACGCAGCGGCTCGTGTACAAGAGAACATGAATTATCAGTTGACTGAGAAGATGACTGAGTATAGACCCGAACACGAAAGAATGTTATGGGGTTTAGGTCTTGCAGGTAATGCGTTTAAAAAAGTTTACTATGACCCTAACTTAGAACGTCAAGTATCTATGTATATTCCTGCAGAAGATATAGTTGTACCTTACGGTGCATCTGATTTAGAAAGTGCAGAAAGAGTTACTCATGTAATGCGTAAAACACAAAATGAGTTACGTAAATTACAAGTAGCAGGATTCTATAAAGATGTAGACTTAGGTGAACCAACTTACGACTTAGATGACGTTGAGAAAAAGATAGCTGAGAAGATGGGCTTTAGTGCTACAACTGATAGTCGTTGGAAAATATTAGAGATGCATGTTGACCTTGACTTAGAAGGTTATGAAGATGAGCAAGATGGAGAGAAAACAGGTATAGCATTACCTTATGTAGTAACTATAGAAAAGTCTACAAATACAGTTTTATCTATTAGACGTAACTGGAGTCAAGACGATAAGACCAGACAAAAACGTCAGCACTTTGTGCACTATGGTTATGTTCCTGGTTTTGGTTTTTATCACTTTGGTTTAATACATCTGATAGGTGCGTTTGCTAAATCAGGTACTATGATATTAAGACAACTTGTAGATGCAGGTACACTATCTAATTTACCAGGCGGGTTTAAGTCTAGAGGCTTACGTATCAAAGGTGATGAAACACCAATATCCCCTGCTGAGTTTAGAGATGTAGATGTACCATCAGGTAGTATTAGAGATAATATATTACCACTCCCTTATAAAGAGCCAAGTCAAGTTCTTAATCAACTAATGAATCAAATTATTGATGAGGGTAGAAGATTTGCTAGTGCGGCTGATTTAAAAGTCTCTGACATGTCAGCTAATGCTCCTGTAGGAACAACACTTGCTATCTTAGAAAGAACACTAAAAGTTATGTCTGCAGTTCAAGCTCGTATTCATTATTCAATGCGACAAGAGTTAAGATTAATTAAAGGTATTATTAAAGATTTTACTCCTGCTGATTATGCATATACGCCTGAGACAGGCTCAAGAATGGCGAAGCAAAGTGATTATGATAAGGTAGAAGTTATACCTGTCAGTGACCCTAACGCTGCAACTATGTCACAAAAAGTAGTTCAGTACCAAGCGGTTATGCAGTTAGCACAACAGAACCCAGATATCTACGACATGATAGAGCTTAATCGTCAGATGTTGGATGTACTTGGTGTTAAGAACGCAAATAAATTAATACCACAGAAAGATAATATGAAACCTATGAATCCTGTTACTGAAAACATGAATATTATGAACAGTAAACCTGTGAAAGCATTTATCTACCAAGATTCAGAAGCTCATATTAAAACTCATATGTCATTTATAAAAGACCCTATCGTAGGTGAAATGATAGGACAGAGTCCAAACGCTACAAAAATTTATTCTGCTATGGAAGCACATATTGCAGAACATATTGCGTTTGCATATAGACAGAAACTTGAAGAAGAACTTGGAGCTCCACTACCTCCACCAGAAGAAGCTTTACCAGAGGATGTGGAAGTTGAATTATCTAGACTTGTTGCTAAAGCAAGCGAGCAGTTATTACAGAAAAATATGACTGAAGCTCAACAGAAAGAACAACAGCAACAACAGCAAGACCCACTAATACAAATGCAACAACAAGAGCTACAAATTAAACAAATGGAAGCTCAAGCAAAAGCTAAGAAAATGACAGATGACTCTGCTATAGATGCAGCAAGACTTCAGTTAGAGAAAGCAAAAATGGAGTCACAAGAAAGAATCGCTGGTGCCAAGATTGGTGCTGACGCAGTCAACCAACAAAAAGAGTTGGATGCAAAAGAATTTATGGAAGGCACTAAGTTAGGTGCTGAAGCCGTAAAACAACAGAAGGAACGTAATAATACGCAAACTTAAAAACAGGAGAGAGAAATGGATGAAACGTTAAAAGTTCTCGCTAGTCAATTAGGCGAGGAAGAGCAACGCATGAAAGACGATATGGCACAAGGTAGAGCTGAAGAGTACGCACAATACATGCACGCATGCGGTGTTATCAGAGGCTTTCAAATAGCTCAAGGTCTTATTGCTTCTATGATGAGAAATATGGAGGAAGACGATGAGTGAAATACAAACCCCAAATAAAGAAATAGTATCGGCATCAGGTGCACCAATAAATCCACCACAAACAGATGTTGAAGAAAGTAAACCTGCTCAATTACCTGATGTTAAAGGCTACCGCATATTATGTGCAGTTCCTCAAGTAGAAGACACATATAAAGGTGGGATACTTAAATCAGATAAAGCAAAGGATATTGAAGAACATTCAACAGTTGTTTTATTTGTGATGAAATTAGGAGACACAGCTTATAAAGATGAGGCTCGTTTCCCAACAGGTCCTTGGTGTAAAGAAGGAGACTTCGTTATAACTAGGGCATATTCTGGAACTCGAATCAAAATTTTTGGTAATGAGTTTCGCATTATTAATGACGACACAGTAGAAGCTGTAGTGGATGACCCACGTGGCTACGAACGTGCATAACATGGAGAGCAAAGATGGCAGAAATAATCAATGAAATTCCTGAAGAGTTAGAAATGGAAGGAGAAGAAGTTGAGGTAAAGGAAGTTGAGGTTAAAGCTGAAGCTGAAGCTGAAGTAAAAAAAGAAGCTAAACCTGAGCAGTTAGAGTTAGATTTTGATATAGAAGTAGAAGATGATACTCCTAAAGCTGACAGAAACAGAGACCCTTTACCTGAGAATATTAAAGAAGAGCTTGAAGCTGATACTTTAGATGAATATTCAGATAGAGTAAAAAACAGAATGGCACAGCTTAAAAAAGCGTGGCATGACGAAAGACGTGCTAAAGAAGCTTCTGAAAGACAAAGACAAGAAGCTGAAAGAGTTGCTACACTTTCTGTACAAGAAAATCAAAAGCTCAAACAAACCC